AAAGAAAGTATTTTTGACACCGACAATGGTGTTTATATTACACGATATTTTATGGAGGTATAAAAATGGCAGATAATAAAGTCAGATTTGGTTTGTCTAATTGCTATTATGCGACTATCACAGAGGCAAACGGAGCGACTACATACGGAAATCCGGTGGCTATGCCTGGAGCAGTAGCATTAAACCTTGAATCGCAGATGTCAACAGAGGATTTCTATGCTGACAACGGTGTGTATTATGTAAGCTCTTCGGCTAATTCATACGAAGGAGATTTAGAGTTGGCAACAATTCCTCGTTCATTCCTTAAGGACATCTTTGGAGATGCAGAAGATGCGAACGGAGCACTCTTTGAGGTTAAGGAATCAAGAACAAACTATTTCGCACTCTTATTCGAGACAGACGGAGATGTAGGAGGACACAGAGTTGTTATGTATAAGTGTTCAGCAACAAGACCAGCTCTCGGAGGTAACACAAAGACAGATTCCGTTGAGGTACAGACACAGTCAATGACAATCAAGGCTATTGCAAGGGTTGACGAATCAACAATCAAGGCTACCACAAGTGGTACGGCTACAGTTGGTCACGCAATTCAAGCATCTGTTAATGTAGGCGATACAGGCTATGACACATTCTTCGATTCAGTTTATAGTCCAGTTACACCCACTTAATTCATCGCAGGGCGATGATGAGGATGATGACCTAGCACAAGGTTAATAATTAGCACTCTGGAAGGCTTTGAGCCTTTTGGGGTGCTTTTTCTATTTAAGGAGGAGTATATGAGAAAGACATTATTGATTGATGATAAGGAAATGGAGTTCGAGGCGAACGCAGGAACGGCAGTTTTATATAAGAGAGCATTCGGCACAGACCTATTGAAATTAACACAAGGGGCAGACGATGCCGAGAGTATTGATGTTATTCAAAAGTTGGCGTTCATTATGAATATACAGACAGAGGGAAAGACTTCGCAGATGCTCAAGAACGCAACAGAGGAAAAATTCTTCGAGTGGATTTTTCAGTTCTCGACAGAGGCATTCTGGAAAGCTGACATAATAAAGAGCATCGTGGAATTATGGGTTAATCAACAAAAGACTTCTAGTTCCTCAAAAAACTAGAATCGCCCTCTTCTAGAGAGATAAACACATCACTAATTATGTTGAGGGCATTCCAACAAGGTCTCTCATTGGACGATATGGGAGTTCTAGAGATTGGAGAATTGACGGATATATTCATCGAAAGTGGAAACGATAATTACGATTACCCAAAGAAAGCAACAGAAAGCGACTTCAAGGCTATGTTTGGAGGATAACAATGGCAAGTAATTCAATTAAAGGTATTACAATTCAAATAGAAGGCAAGACGAGTGGTCTAGTTAACGAGTTAAAGAAGGCAGATTCAGCCTTAAAGACCACTCAAAGTGCGTTGAGAGATGTTAACAAGGCTCTAAAATTTGACCCTACTAATGCCGATTTAATCGCCCAAAAACAGAAATTATTATCGAATGCGATAGAAGAGACCAAACAGAAACTAGAGGCAGAGAAAAAGGTCGCTGAAGATGCGAAAAAGGCACTAGAGGCAGGCGACATCACACAAGAACAATATGCAAAAGTTCAAGCAGAAGTTGTCAAGACCACAGAAAAACTCCGTCAATTAGAAGAGCAACAAAAGAAGATGGGGTCTGTTGGTGCAGAACAGATGAAAGCCTATGGCGAGAAACTTCAAGGTGTAGGCGAGAAGGTCACATCTGTTGGAGATTCAATGACCAAAAACCTTACAGCTCCAATTGTGGCAGTTGGAACGGCATCGGTTATGGCATTCAACAAAGTTGATGAGGGAATGGATTCCATCGCATCGAAAACAGGAGCGACAGGAAAAGCACTCGAAGATATGGAAGATATTGCGAAGGACATCGCAACAACTATTCCTGTTGGATTCAAAGAGGCTGGAGATGCCGTTGGAGAGGTCAACACAAGATTCGGTGTCACAGGCAATGAGTTGCAAGACCTATCAACACAGTTCTTGAAATTCGCTAAATTGAATCAAGTCGATGTATCACAGGCAATTGATTCCACTCAAAAAGCAATGGCGACATTCGGAATGAAGTCGCAAGACGCAGGGAAGATGTTAGACCTTCTAAATAAGGTCGGTCAAGACACAGGAATCAATGTCAACACATTATCTGGGTTATTAGTGCAGAACGGCTCTGTTCTCAAAGAAATGGGGTTAAATGCGTATCAATCGGCTAATCTTCTAGGTAGATTAGAGAAGAGTGGTGTTGATTCGTCACAGGCTCTAACAGGCTTGAAGATGGCTCTTAAGAATGCAACATCTGAAGGAAAGCCATTAAGTCAAGCATTGACCGAAATGCAACAAAAGATTAAGGGTGCAAGTAGTTCCACAGAGGCGATGTCAATCGCTATGGAATTATTTGGCAACAAGGCAGGTGCGACATTAGGCTCGGCAATCTATGACGGCACATTAAACCTTGAAGAGATGGCGAATACAATGGGCGACTTGGATGATGTCACAGGGAATGTCAATGACACATTCGATGCAACTATTGACGGAGTTGATTCGCTCGAAACAGGAATGAACGCACTCATTCTTGCAGGGGCAGAATTGGGCGAGGCTATTGGCGACACATTAGCACCAATCTTGAAAGAGGTTGCGAAAGTTCTGAAAGATGTTGCGAAGTGGTTTAGCGAGTTAGACCCAGCAACAAAAGAAATGATTGTCAAAATTGGTCTATTAGTTGCATCATTGGGTCCTGTCATTTCTGTTGGTGGTCGGCTCATTAGTGGAGCAGGAACGATAGTCAAATCACTCGGAGATGTAATGTCAAAGATGAGTGGTGTGGGCAGTTCTGCGAGTGCCCTAATGGGTAAACTTGCACCATTGTTGACAGTTGCAGGAGCAGGAATCGCGATTGCCGTTTCTATTTCAGTAATCAAGAACGAATTAGAAAAGGTCGGTCTTATCGACAAGAACGGAAATTGGGCACCTGCAGAGGACTTTTGGAAAACATTCGTTGTAGGTTATGACATCAAACTTGCAGACGGCTCGGACTATCACGAAAATAGTGCGATTGAGGAAATGGTTTCGCAGAATCTCCCAGCCGTTTAGGAGTACGCTAATTATCTTGATAGTCAAATCAAAGTTATAGAAGATGGATTGAAAGGTCTTGGAATTGTATCAGAGGACTTTTCTATCAAGGGCAAAGATGCATTCGGATTGGTGCAATCAGTTTTTGAATTATTTACATCTTCCGTTGAATACAATTGGAATTATATCACAGGACTTTTACAGAGCAATTGGGAGCATTTAACAAGTATGCTCTCATCAAATTGGGAGAACACTTGTAATCTCATCAACAATGTATGGAATAGTGTGACAACGGCTATCTCTGATGTATGGAACAGGGTGACGAGTGGCATTTCAAGTGCGTGGCAGAATTTCTCTAATTTCTTCTCAAACATAGGACAGAACATTCAGAGCCTATGGGCGAGTGTGACAAGTTGGTTGTCTAACAAATGGAACGAAATTACAACGGCTATCTCGAACAATTGGCAGAATTTCTCTAATTTCTTTGGAAATATAGGGCAGAACATTCAAAACCTATGGGGCAATGTTACAAATTGGTTGTCTAATGCTTGGAACAATCTCGTTAGTGGTGTTCAGAGTGCTTGGCAAGGTTTCTCGAATTTCTTTGGAAACATAGGTCAAACAATTCAATTCGCTTGGAATTATGTTACATCAGCGATTAGTGATGCGTGGAACGGGATTGTGTTCGGCATTTCGAATGCTTGGCAAGGTTTCAAGGACTTCTTTTCTAGTGTTGGTCAAGGCATTTCGGATATTTGGAATTTTGTCACAGGCTGGATAGGTGGTCTCTGGGATGGTCTATGTGACAGAATCAAAGGAGTATGGGAAGGAGTAAAGGATTTCTTCTCGTCAATCGGAGATAGCATTAGGTTTATCTTCAACAACCTAGTCGATTCAGCTCTTCAATGGGGTGCTGATATGATTAATGGATTCATTCAAGGTATCAAGAATATGTGGGATAGTCTCGTTAATACTGTGAAGGGTGTGGCTCAAACAGTTGCAAGTTATCTACATTTCTCTGTTCCAGACAAGGGAGCATTAAGCGACTTTGATGAAAGTGGTGGAGATATGGTTGATGTGTTCATTAAAGGCATCAAATCAAGGCAGAACGCATTGACGGACACAATGAATCAGATGGCATCTGTTGTGGCTAGTACACCAATGGATATTCAAATGAATCGCAATTTGTCGGCTATGCAAGGAAATCAGCCACAGGGAGTTGTTAATTACACATTCAATCAGACCAACAATTCACCGAAGGCATTGTCTACAA